TAAAGTATCAATATGCTGTAGATAGTCCATATAATGCTCCATGCTGTCCAGACAGAAAAGAACCTTGTAAATATTATTGGCCAACCCATGTGTCATAATGTAGTATACTTACATATGAGAAGAGGTTTGTTATGGATATAGCTATTGCCGTGTTAGCTATGTTTTCTATATCATTTTTTGTTGCCTATATACATGCAGCAATTAATCTTAAAAAAACTACAGAAATGCTTACAGAAATAATGCTAATACATCTTGCAACAACAAATTCTATTCCAGAATCTATTAAAAATCCAATTTCTCCAGATGATATACATAAAGAAAATTTTATAAAGTTTTTATCAGAATCTCGTGATTGGGCTTATCAATATATTGAAGATGTTCAAAAAGGAATATCTGATTTTGTTTCTGAGGTAGAGCCATCAGTTAATTATTTTAATGAATATGGAATAGTTATAGAGGGAATGCCACTATATAATGATATGAAAAAACTATCAGATAGTTTTGAGAAACTAAAAAAACTTTTGCCAGAGGATATTGATGATAGACGCTAGAGGTATTCCTACATGTACATGCCCTAGCTGTGGTGGCAGTCTTTTTAGAGCATTGGTATCTTTTGATCCAGATACCTATACAATTGGAATGTATCACTTGGATATTCAATGTCATGATTGCGGTGCGCTTGCTACCGCCCCAACACCAATAGATAATCCAGATAAGGATAATGATGATAATTCCAAGACTGAAGAGTTTTGAAGAAAGTTTAAAATATGACTATGCTGTTTGTGAAGTTGTTTTATGTAGTAAAGAGTCTTACAAACTTGCTATGACAGAAACAAGGTTTGTAGATTTTTGTGAAGATCATCACAAAATATATATATTGGGGGAAGAATGAAAGATATATTGTTATCAACAATAACAGGTTTTGGATGTGGCGTAGTATTCGCAGCATTCAAATTGCCAGTTCCAGCACCACCAGTTTTTGCAGGGGTGGCAGGAATAATTGGTCTTTGGGCTGGCTATGCTATACTAATAAAGGTTCTATCCTAGGAGGAAAAAAATGGAACTAAGTAAGAAAAACAAGGCAATGCTTGCATCATATGCTCGTTCAGTAGTAGGTGCAGCTTCAGCTCTATATGTTGCTGGTGTAACAGATCCAAAGGATCTATGGGCAGCGCTTGTCGGTGCTCTAATTCCAGTAGCGGCACGTGCAGTAAATCCAAACGATCCAGCATTTGGACGTTTGCCAAAGGTATCTTCTGTGGAAGAAGCTCTTAAGGCTGCAAAGCCAAAGAAGAAGAAGTCTGAATAATAATCAGATTTATATGTGAGGCGGATCTAGAAATAGATCCGCTTTACTTATAGGATAAATATATGGCAAATTTTGGATCATTATGGATAGGCAATCCATTAAGCAAGGTAGAGCAGACAGCTCTTGCTTCTTTTATATACTACAAACATTCGTTGACTCTTTTTGTTTATGATATGAATATGAAAGTTCCAAATGGTGTTGTTAAAGAAGATGCCAATAAAATAATTCCAGAGTCTAAAATTTTTAAAGTGCAAAATTCATATGGACCATTTGCAGATATGTTTAGATACACAATGATAAAAAAAACAGGCCTTACATGGACAGATACAGATTCAATATGTTTAAAATCTGATTGGGACTTTGGAGACTATCTGTTTGGTTTTGAAGAAGATGACAGACTTGCCAACGGTATATTGAGAATGCCACAAGACTCTGAACTAATAGAATTCTTAATAAAGAACTCAGTAAAGTACGATAAGACTAAGATAGTATGGTCAGAGATTGGACCATTATTAGTAACTAAAGGTGCAAAAAGATTTAATGTTTTAAAATATGCACAGCCACCTGAAGTTTTTTATCCAATTCATTTTTGGCAGTGGAAAAAGATTTGGCATAAAGACTATAAAGAAGAAGTTTTAGATAAGTGTAAGGATGCACATACACTGCAGATTTGGAATCAGTTCTTAAATAGGGAGGGAATTGATAAAAATAAACTGCCTAAAGGATCTGCGATAGATTATTTTTATAATAAATTTAATTAGACATACCCAGTCATATCTTGCTTATCAACATTTTGAACAGTAGATCTGGTTTTATATATATTGCATATGTTTGGTCTATCCATTTTTATAGTATAAACATTTAAGCTATTATGGTAATAAAGATAGTGATCTATTGGTCTTGAAACTGGATTTTTTACATCCTCTATTATTTTCTTTGCCCCAGATTTGCTAACTATATAACATAAACATGACCATGACTGATAAACCTTACAAATATTTTCTTTTCCAATCATTAGATCTTTAGCATTCTTTTTATATCTTATATTGCCAGTTTCTGGGATATAGACAGTAAACACATCCCAATCTTCTGGGAGCTCGTCAATATACTTATATATCATCTGATTAAAGTTTTTAGAAATCTGTATGTCATCCTCCATAAGCATTAGATGATCATATTTAGAATCAACAAAATTATTCCAGGCAGTATAGTTACTAGCCCAAATACCCAACTCTCCAGGCTTCCATCCGCTATCTTCATGACCTTTAGGGTAAATTTTTATTTTAGACTTCTTATAAAAACTTTTAATGTCATCTACGTTCTTCATTATAATTGTTGGAGTTTCTAGCTCAACAAAGTTTTCTTCAAGTTGTTTTTTTGCACGTTTTACAAGCTTGCTTCTTACCTCAATATCATTATTTTTTTCGTCATGAAATATTTTAAAACATATTTTTGGATTTTTAATTTTTTGTGTTAATCCAGCTCCTGTGTCAAAAAACTGTTCTTTAGGATATAGCTTGCTATTTTTTTCCCACCAGCCATCTATGTGCTCTTTTGATCTTGTATGGAATGCGGAATGTGATGAGTTAATAGCATGTTTAGTATCAAGTATATGAGTGAATAATGGCATTGAATATGCATTTCCTAAGTTATACAATATAACATCTGCCGCCTGATTTTTAAAACCAAAACTATTAAAAATATATTTGTCACCAATCTTATGATTTTCAACTAAGTTTTTAGCATAATTTCTTTTTATTAAATAACATGCGGTAGACCAAGAATAATGTAATTTGTCTTTATAGTTAAATCGTTCTTTTTTATGTAAGCTAAACTTAACAGGCTCATTCTGTATCATAATAAATTGAACAATTTCAGCATTTTTTGGAATGCTATTTATAACATAGTCCCAATCCCATTGCCAATATTGCACGGTATCAAAACTAAAATCATCTTCCATTATTATTGCATATTCAGAGTCTGAGGTATTTAACCAATAATCTAAAGCCTTAATGTGTGAAGCCAGACATCCTATTTCGCTAGATTTTAGATTAGGATATTTACCACTAACAATACTAGATAAATTATCTTTTCTTCCATCTACCGCTTCAATAATTGTATAGTCAGATATATTGTATTTTTGAAATTCGCTTTTAGCATTTTTTAATCTATGCTTATGGTCTTTCAAATTTATTAAATATACTGGACCAAAGTTCTGTAGTTTACTCATTCTTAGATATCCAGACCTGCCCATTCTTTATAATTAAAGATAGGTCCTTGCTATATTCATTTAAAAACTTGTCTATTCCAGGTTTTGGAGACATTAGAGGGTCATTAGAGTCATGAGACCATGTATAGTCATCAAAAGCCATGATTCCGCCCTTCTTAAGGCATCTCCAGCCGAATATGGCGTCTTTATAGACTTCCTCTGCACGATGATCCCCGTCAACATATATAAAATCATAGTGTTCATCTTGGGCATTTTGTAGGAAGTCAGAAGAGTATCCTTTTATTTTACAAATATTTTTATACTTAGATACACGTTCATCATAATATGATTCTACATCCTGCCAGTCAAATGTTTTATGAATATTTTCATCGGATCCACACCATGTATCAACATCTGTTAGCCAAGATGTTTCGTGTGTAATTATATTTTCCATCATCCATTCTGTAGCATCCCCAGTATATGCACCTATCTGTAAAAAATCTATATAAGGTTTGCCAGCATACCTTTCTGGAAGGATTAGCTGGAAATACTGTATAGCTCCCATTTTAAACCAATTTGGATACCCCATATATTCAATTATACCCTATCTTCTGGTATAATTAAATGTGTCTTTAAAAACTATAATTTCTCAAAATCAACTCAATAATGCAAAGCTTTATTCAACAAAGTTTGAGTTTATAAAACATTTGCCTAAAAATGCAAAAATGTTAGAAATAGGAACGCTTGCAGGAGATTACGCTGAACTGTTATTAAATACAAAACCAACCTGCCTTGATCTGGTTGATGTATTTATGGCAAATGACTGGAAAGATCTTAATAGATTTAATAAAGATGGTCACTACGATTTTGTAAAAAATAGATTTAAAAATAATCCAGAAGTTAGCCTACATAAAGGATATAGTCACGATATCTTGCCTACGCTAAATAAAAAGTATGACTATATTTATATAGATGCTAACCATGACTATGATCATGTTGCAAAAGATTTAGAGTATTCGCTACCACTGCTTGCTGATGGAGGTATCATAGGATTTAATGACTATATATATGATGATGCAGACTATATAGTTTATGGTGTAATTGAAACGGTATGTGAATTTTTAGATAAAAATAAAGATTGGGAAGTAATAGGTTTTGCATTACAGGAAAGAATGTATGCAGATATTTATATTAAAAAGGTTTAATAGTGGATTTTGTTTATATATGTCGTGATGGTGAAAATGAAGAGTTAAGGTATTCTATTAGATCTGTATTGCATTTTTATCCAGATGCCGTAATTCATATTTTTGGTGGTAAACCAAAATGGTATTCTGGAAACTTTACTGAAATAAAAGATTTTGGTAATAAGTTTGATAATATAGATCAATGTTATAAAGCTATATGTGAAAGTAATATAGAAAATTTTATACTTATGAATGACGATTTTTATATTATAAATAAACCTGATAGTTTTACCTATTACTTTGATGGCCCATTAAGCTTAAAAATAGAATCTCATATGGCAAAGTATGGAATATCAAAGTATTCTAGAGTACTGTCAGAAGCAAATACAAAATTAAAATCTATGGGAATTGATAACCCTATTAACTATGATGTTCATACTCCTATGTTATTTAATAAACTAAAATTATCTAAAATAGTTGATTTGTCTTCTGCACCTAGATCGATGTA